CTTGGAATGATATCCGAAGGAAAGAACGCATGGCAGAAACTTGTTACGACCTCTAGTCGAATCCACCATCACTGTTCAGTCGCTACTGCAACTTTTAGATGTGCCAGTAGAAATCCAAACCTTCAACAAGTACCCGCAGATGAACGATTCAGAAAATTATTTACGACGACTCCAGATCAAGTATTGGTCGGTGCCGATCTTAGCGGTATTGAGTTACGGGTGCTCGCCCATTATCTCGCCCGATTTGATAAAGGACGCTATGCCGACATCCTCGTCAACGGAGATATTCACCAAACAAATGCCGACAAAATTGGAATTACCAGACGACAAGTAAAGACCGTCACATATGCCTTTTTGTACGGAGCAGGAAATAAAAGACTAGGACTTTCATATGACCCACAACTATCGGAGGCGAAGGCGAGGAAGAAGGGAAAAGAAATTCGTGAAGCATATGTTGCTGCCATTCCAGGTCTTAAACAATTGCTGGAAGCGGTACACAAAGTTAGTTCGCGGGGTTATGTTCGCGGACTCGACGACCGTCATATCCTGTGTGACTCGCGGCACAAATCCCTCAATTTTCTACTCCAAGGATCGGCGGCGATCATCGCGAAAAAATGGATGGTAATAGCACATGAGCAACGACCTAAGTCTGCTCACCAACTCGCTTTCATCCATGACGAATTGCAGTATGAATGTCACCCATCAGATGCAGAAGAACTTAAACAAACTCTAGAAGAATCAGCAAAAGCAGCAGGAGAAAGTTATGGACTACGACTGCCTATCGAAGCAACTGCTAAATCTGGAGAAACATGGGCAGATGTCCATTAATCCACTATATGAAACTATTAATAGATTGCGATTTTATCGTATATAAATCGTGTGCTGTTACTGAATCAGAGATTGATTTTGGTAAGGATGTCATCCTTGTCACTTCACTTTTCTCTGAAGCATCGGCATGTACACAAAGAGAGTTGAATAAAATCTCTCAACACTTCGGATCATCAGCAGAGTTGATACTCTTCTTTAGTGATTCGACTAACTTCAGAAAGAAAATATTACCTTCATACAAAGGACATCGGCAGAGGAAGAAACCCTGCGGATATAAACGTGTAGTTAATGCATTAAAGAAAGAGTACGAAGTAATTGTCATGCCAACTTTAGAGGCAGATGACAGCATGGGAATCTATGCAACTAAGCATCCAGGAAACATTATTGTCTCTCCTGACAAAGATATGAGACAGACTCCTGGAAAGTTATATGACTTTAAACAGACCGTTGAAATCACTCCTGAGCAAGGTGCTAAATGGCATCTAGAACAATCGATTGCTGGTGATTCAACAGATGGATATTTAGGGATCCCAACCTATGGGGTTAAACGTGCTCAATCACTATTTCACGAAAAAGGATATACCTGGAAAACTGTCGTAGGTGCTTACAAAGAGATGGGTCTTGATGAAGACGATGCTCTTGTAAATGCTCGACTCGCACGAATACTTACATCAGATGATTATGACTTCGAAAGAAAGCAACCCATCCTATGGTCTCCCTCCGCCGATTACAAAATTAACGGTTGAGCAAGACCTAAAACTAAGGAATGTCTACGACGCACTACATAAACCTGAGACAAGGAAGGAGGACATCATTACTTATGCAATGGCACTCCAGAAGCAGAACTTTGTCTTAGGAAATTCACTCACCAACCTAGTTGAAAAATGGCAAGAACGACAGATCCAAATGGACCTGCTTATTACAAACGAGGTTCTACCGACGTTTGGGATTTTATTAGAGACCAAGGACTGAACTTCCACCTTGGTAATGCAATCAAGTACATCTGCAGAGCAGGGTATAAAGATCACAAGACTAAAGACTTAGAAAAAGCAATCCACTATTTGCAGAACGAAGTGGTACATCAACAACAAAATTTATTAGACCTATCTTAATGACAAACGCATCGCTTATATCCCGAACTGGAAGAGTACAAAACTGGATCGACAACCCAGACGGAAGACTACCCGTGTCATGCACTGTATTTGTTGTCGAAGATTCGATGACTGGAATAAATGGAATCGAAGCAAGTTGGAGATTCGTCTCTCATGCACTCAGATTTGGAGCAGGAGTTGCTGTCCATCTATCAAAACTCAGACCCCAAGGAAGTGAAAATGAAAAAGGTCTTGTTGCTTCTGGACCAGTCTCATTCGCAAAAATCTATTCAGCATTAAATGAAACGCTACGCAGAGGTGGGGTATGGAAACTGGGTGCTGTTGTTGCTCACCTTGATCTTGACCATGCCGATATCATTGATTTTATTACAACTCCTAGATCAGAACTCCCCTGGGTTAAACGATGCGTAGACATTGATGATCCTTCTTGGAGAAACGCAAATAAAGCAACAAAAGACGCACTCCTCCACGGAATCAAAAGTGGAGACATCTGGTTAAACAAAATTAAATATGACAAATATGGGAACCGTATCTATGGGAACGTCTGTCTTGAAGTTTACTTGCGCTCACGCGGAACGTGCCTCTTGGAACACGTCAATCTCTCTGCCTGTGGAATCGCCGACCTACCAAAAGGTTTTGCTCAAGGTATGTCCTCGCTGTGTGAACTCCATAGTCGGACAGGGGTTGCAGAATCTGGAGAATATTTATCACCAGATACAGATAAGCAAGTCGGACTAGGAATGCTTGGTCTTGCCAACTTCCTCAGACAGAACAAAGTATCTTATGCAGACTTTGCAGATGCATTAGAAAATAATACTGATAATCAAACTGCTTTACAGATCGTTTGGTCATTAGAAGAAGCAATTGAAGGTGCAGCATATATTGCACGTGATGCAAATATGGAACGAGCATTTGCTATAGCACCAACTGCAAGTTGTAGTTATAGAAGTAAAGATTTAGAAGGATTCACCACTACTCCTGAAATAGCACCTCCTATTGGTCGAACAGTAGATAGAGATTCAGGAACATTTGGTGTTGAAAGATATGAATATGGCGATGTTGAGATCGCTTCAGAAGTCGGATGGGACGTTTATAAACGTGTAGCAGATGGCATTATGAGAATCCTCGACAAAACGGGACTTCTTCATGGGTACTCATTTAATTCGTGGTCAGACGCTTGTACCTACGATCGAGAGTTTATTGAAGAGTGGTTGGCATCACCGCAGACTTCCCTCTATTACAGTCTTCAGATCATGTCTGATGTTCAGGATAAGTCGAGTGCGTATGCAGCATTAGATGAAGAGGATGTTGAGAATTATCTGGAAGGACTACTGGCAAATAAACCAGACACAATTCCAATTAACTGCGATTGTCAAGAATGAACCCGTATGAGAAATTACTTAACCGTAAAAGAACCTGGACTCCTGTCCAGACAACTAGAGGAACCCTTAAACCAGGTGCTGAAGAAACCATCTACCGTGCTCTTGCAATACGGAATATGGAGTTACCAGTTGGCAACTACATTTCAGAAGCACTTAGCAAAGATGTTCCCGACGCTGCACGAATACTTTTAGAGTCGAATGTCCAAGACGAAGAGAGACATGATCTCGCGCTTAATTACATAGTAAATGCCATTGGCGTAGATGAAACTGCAGAGAAAGAAGCGTTTCTTTTGAGAGATGCCTGGGAACAACACCCTGACCACACAATTTTGAAAGCATTAGTTATTGAACGTGCAATATTTTTCGTTATTCTTCCAATGTTTCGTTTTAATGGCGATGCTGGTCTTAGGACTGTCAGTGCCGACATCTCTAGGGACGAACAAATACACGTTGCCACTAATAGTCTCGTATGTGCTGATATGGGTCTACGTTGGAGTCCTTCTTTGGACAAACTTAGGAAGGCAACCATTAACTGGATTTTCCAACCACTTACTACAAATGTAGACGATAGATATTTGGACAAAAATTTTTGGTTGAATGCTAGTGATCGACTTATGTACGAAGGAAAAGCACCCGAACTATCTTCTACAAAAGCAGCACGAATGCCATCATTCTTCGAACACTCAAATGTCAATCTCCCTCAATACGCTTAAACTTCACAACCAACGACTAGACGATTTGGTCACACGTTTAGAGAATAATTTTTCCGCCCGACCTATATCACCTACCGACACAATCGAGTCCATCATGTATAGAGCAGGACAAGCGAGTGTCATCGAATATATGAAATCAATTATGGAGGAAGAAATCTAATGTGCGTACCCCCTGCCGTGCTTACTGCGGTAACAACAATTGCAAGTATCGTTGCATCGAGAAGACAACAACGAGATACCACTCCTCAGATTGCGAGGAATGAAGTACCTGCAACACGATCACTAACACCAGCAGCGAGTGGCAGTCTAGATCCTGAGAAAATCAAAGGAGAAGACGAAACATTAACAGTTGGAACAACTAATAAACAAAAGAAAGATCGTAAGAGAGTAAGAGAAGGTCTTAAAACATTAAGTGCTGTTGATCCCGCAACTACATCTCTACCTTCTTCACCAGATCAAGGTATATCTACATGACAACGGCACGTGAAAGATACAATCAACTATCTAATAATCGTCGTCAGTTCCTCGACACAGCAGTTGATTGTTCAGAACTAACACTGCCTTACCTAATCAGAGATGATCAAGCGACACAGAATCATCAGAAACTAACCACTCCGTGGCAATCCATTGGAGCAAAATCAGTAGTAACTCTGGCAGCAAAACTGATGCTGGCATTACTACCACCACAAACAACATTCTTCAAACTACAGATCAGAGATGACAAGTTAGGTGAAGAACTACCTCCTGAAATTAGAAGTGAATTAGACCTGTCCTTTTCCAAGATGGAAAGGATGGTGATGGATTACATCAATGCTTCTAATGATCGAGTGGTTGTACACCAAGCATTGAAGCATCTGATTGTTGGTGGGAATGCGTTGATATTTATGGGTAAGGATGGTCTCAAGAACTATCCCCTAAACCGTTTCGTTATTAATCGCGACGGTAACGGGAATGTCTTAGAGATCGTTACGAAGGAACTTATTAGTAGGAAAATTCTTGGTATTGATCTGCCAGAGAATCATGTAACTCAACCAAACGAAGTGAATGGTGAGACCTACTCAGGATCAGATGACAAAGACGTTGAGGTGTACACCTGCGTCAAATTGGATGAGAAGAGTGGACGTTGGGTTTGGCACCAAGAAGCGTTCGACAAGATCATTCCTAATACAAGAAGTACTGCACCGAAGAAGACAAGTCCTTGGTTGGTCTTGAGGTTTAATTCCTGCGATGGAGATGATTATGGAAGGGGTCGAGTCGAGGAGTTTCTTGGCGATCTCAAATCTTTAGAGGCACTAAGTCAAGCACTCGTGGAGGGTGCAAGTGTTTGCGCAAAAGTTTTATTTCTGGTTTCACCATCCTCGACTACGAAACCTCAAACATTATCTCAAGCGAGCAATGGTGCAATAATTCAAGGTCGACCTGATGACGTTGCAGTTATTACGACTGGCGGAAAGACTGCAGATTTCAGAACAGCAGCAGAGCAAGCAGTCGCTATTGAACGAAGGATTAGTGATGCATTCTTAGTAATGCAAATGCGTCAAGCAGAACGAGTTACAGCAGAGGAGGTTCGCCTCACTCAATTAGAACTAGAGCAACAACTCGGAGGACTCTTCAGTCTTCTTACTGTTGAGTTCCTAGTTCCTTATCTCAACCGCACACTCCATATCCTTCAACGTAGTAATCAACTTCCAAAGATACCGAAAGACATGGTTCGTCCTCAGATCGTCGCTGGAGTGAATGCTCTAGGACGTGGACAGGACAGAGAAAGTCTTACTCAATTTGTAGGAACCATTGCTCAAACAATGGGACCAGAGGCATTGATGAAATATGTCGATCCTAGTGAGTACATAAAGAGACTTGCTGCTGCACAAGGTATTGATGTCTTGAATCTTGTGAAGAGTCAAAAGCAACTTCAACAGGAAATGCAAGCACAACAGGAAACAGCACAACAACAAGAACTCCTAAAGCAAGCAGGTAAGTTTGCTAGTTCACCAATGATGGATCCATCTAAGAATCCAATGATGAGTGAAGGAGAAGAACAACCACCACAAGAAGAAGAACCACCTACTGAATAACTATGGCAGAAACACTTACATATGATGCTGGTACAGACACCGTTAGCACAGAAGAAAACCTCTCAACAGAAGAGCAGGATTCTCTAGAGGTTGGTGAAAAACTGGTAGCAGAACAGGAAAGTCTTCTAGCAGGAAAATATAAGAATGCAGAAGAATTAGAAAAAGCATATATCGAACTTCAACAGAAACTTGGTAGTGATGAGAAGGGAGAATCTGAACCTGAACAAACAGAGGAAACAGAAGAACTCCCTGAAATATCACCACAGGTACAACTGATTACTGATGCAAGTCTTGAGTTCAACGAGAAAGGTGAACTCGGTGCAGAGACTTTAGAAAAGTTTCAACAGATGAGCAGTAAGGATCTGGTTTCCGCGTACATGGAAATGCAATCTCTTGCTGCTAACGCACCAGAGGCAAGTGCTCAAGACTCTCCAGACCTAACAGATGCAGAGGTTAATTCCATTAAAAATTCTGCAGGAGGAGAACAGGAATATTCAAACCTATTGAATTGGGCATCACAAAATCTACCTAAATCTACAGTCGATGCTTTCGATACTCTCTGTGATTCAGGTGATGTTAATTCCATTCAACTAGCAGTTAGTGGGATCAAAGCACAATACGAAAATGCAAATGGATATGAAGGACGGATGTTGAGTGGTAAACCACCTAAGTCGTCTGGTGATGTTTTCCAAAGTCAAGCACAAGTCGTCGAAGCAATGAGTGATCCTCGTTATGACAACGACCCTGCTTATAGGCAAAACATCATGAATAAACTCGAACGCTCAAATATTGATTTCTAACTGAGTTTCATGGCGACCCGATTCATCGTCCTCGCCATTGACCCACTCTTTTATAGAAATGAACGACACAGAAATTATCGCACTAGAACCACCTATCGAAATTATGGAAAGAGAAGAACAAAACATCCTCATGCACGACGCAGAGGAACTGAACGGACGCCTAGCAATGATAGGTGTTGTCGCAGCATTAGGCGCTTATGCCACTACAGGACAATTAATCCCTGGAATTTTTTAAATGACTACAGGCACATTAACCAAATCCTCAGATTGGAATAGTTTTTGTGACTGGGTTACGAGTACTAATAACCGACTCTATGTTGGTTGGTTTGGAGTGCTCATGATCCCTGCACTCTTAACTGCAGCAACTGCATTTCTTATTGCATTTATTGCTGCTCCTCCCGTCGATATTGACGGGATACGTGAACCTGTTGCAGGTTCCTTACTCTATGGCAACAACATTATTTCTGGAGCAATCGTTCCAAGTTCTAATGCTATAGGTCTACACTTTTATCCCATCTGGGAAGCAGGAACTCTGGATGAATGGTTATACAACGGAGGTCCATATCAACTAATTGTCTTTCACTTCCTAATAGGAATAGCAGCATATTTAGGAAGACAGTGGGAGTTATCTTATCGACTCGGAATGAGACCGTGGATTTGCGTTGCTTACTCAGCACCAGTTGCTGCAGCATATGCAGTTTTCCTCGTCTATCCATTTGGACAAGGTAGTTTCAGTGACGGAATGCCTCTCGGTATATCTGGCACATTCAACTTTATGTTCGTGTTCCAGGCAGAGCACAACATTCTCATGCATCCCTTTCATATGCTCGGAGTAGCAGGTGTGTTTGGTGGTGCTCTATTTGCTGCTATGCACGGAAGTCTTGTTACATCATCTCTGATTAGAGAAACGACTGGTCTTGTATCACAGAACTATGGATACAAATTTGGTCAAGAGAATGAGACCTACAACATCGTTGCTGCTCATGGTTACTTCGGACGTTTGATTTTTCAATATGCAAGTTTTAATAATTCTCGCTCTCTACATTTCTTTCTTGCCGCTTTTCCAGTGGTTTGCATATGGTTGACTTCGATGGGTATATCCACGATGGCATTCAACTTGAATGGATTTAACTTCAATCAATCCATAGTTGCTGCCAACTCGAAGGTGATACCTACTTGGGCAGACGTATTGAATAGAGCGAACCTTGGGATGGAGGTGATGCATGAGAGAAATGCACACAACTTCCCACTCGATTTAGCATCAACTACTAAGGAAACAAATTATGCCTAAAGGCAAAGGTACATACGGTACGAAAAAAGGTCGCCCACCTAAGAAGGGTAAATAAACCATAACGCCGCTTCCGTTCATCCCATCGGGACGCATGAAACCAAGGCATGGAACGGGGTCTTGGTACTTGGAGATTTCCAATGACAATTAAAGTCACATACAAGTATCGCGGCGTTTCTTATACAAAATCTAAAACTATTTAATTTAAATGAAAACTATTGCACTTGCTCTAGCAGCATCCACCTTTGCAGTACCAGCATTCGCAGGTCCATACGTCAACGTAGAGACAAACGCTAATTATACAGGTTCTGATTACACATCAAGAGCGACTGACTTACACATCGGTTACGAAAATACTGCAGGTATTGTCGACTGGTATGCACAAGGCGGTAAGACTATCAACGCTGTTGATGGTGCAGATTCTGACTCTAACTTCTCAGGTAAGTTTGGCGGTTCTATTGCTGCTAGTGAGAAACTAGGTCTTTATGGTGAAGTATCCTTCGCTGCTGTTGAAGACGAAGACAATACATACGGCACAAAACTAGGAGCGAAATATTCATTCTGATGGCACACCAGAGTTCAGTGGCAACAGCGTTTGTCACTAGATATTCACCCGAACCAGAATCTCATCACGACAAACCAGAGGAACATCCTGACACTCTCCCGAGTGACAAGCAACCTCCTGGTGTAGATGATGAAGTTGATTACAACTCACTTGAAGAAGCACTTACAGGAGATAAATGAGTTATGGATAGTGGTATTTCTACTGCTATCCTTTTTCATTCTCGTGGAAACTCTTCACGTTAATTACCATCGGTCAGAAGCACCTCAGTGTAGGACTTCTGACTAATTGGCATTGACCCGTACGCGGATACTCTTTGCCGTCTAGACGGTGGGATAGACCACAAAAAAATGATCAAAAAATTTCTGTACAGAGAAGGTATATATTCAATTTATTAACTAGAAAATGGCACATCAAAATTCGGCACTGGCAGCAACCTTAACTGCTCCAGGTGCAGACAACGGTGCAGTCGCTAATACTACGCAGCGACGGGCACTTTATTTGAAACTATTTTCAGGTAACTAAACTTGCCTCTTTAAGGAGTAATCCTTATCGATAACTGGATGAACTCAGGGAAACCTAAAGCGTTAGCAATGGCAATCCTGATCCAAGTCTCTCAAGCGTGAGAGAAAGGTGCATCGACTAGATGGTGAGGGACGCTTCTCTCGTAATACATCATTAGCGTCCAGCATCCCAAGGGGATGAAGAGATAGTCAACGCCATTAGAAATAATGGAATTAGATGGAGATGTTCAAAGGTTTCCAGCGAAATACAATCGCTAGAGACTTAGTAACCAAGCGTACTCTTAAGAACGGCAAATCATTGCAGTTCATATTCACAGGACGTACGACTTCAGAGTAAGTGATTGCTCCTTTATGCAGCAATGCATATAGCAAATCGGATGAACTCAGAGAAACCTAAGTCAACAGATAAGGCAATTCTGATCCAAGTCTCTCTAGCGAGAGAGAAAGGTGCAACGACTACATGGTGCGACACGCTTGTCGCGTAATACATGGTTAGCGTCCGACTTCCTAATGGGAAGATGATATAGTCTGAACCCTATTAAAGTAGGGATAATTCGATCACACACCTGGAAATTCAATACTCGGAAATAGCGATAATGCACCTCCAGTAGCAGAGAAAACCATCACTTGTGATGACCTGCTTATCAGTTCAGCATTCGTGTATGAATTAGATGAGACTCTTGCTCACTACGATTTAAGAGGAGAGATCAGTAAAAAGATCGGATATGCATTAGCAGAAAACTACGACCGTAAGATATTCAGAAAGATTACACAGTCTGCTCGTAAAGCGAGTCCAATAACAAAGACTAATTTCAAAGAACCAGGCGGAACACAGATCCGTGTTGGTGCAGCAGGTTCTCCTGCAAAATCTGAGGCACTAACTGCAAGCAACCTCGTGACAGCGTTCTACGATGCTGCTGCTGCCTTAGATGAAAAAGGTGTAAGTCAAGATGGACGTGTAGGTGTACTTAACCCACGTCAGTACTATGCACTGATTCAGGATATTGGTACGAATGGTTTGATTAACCGCGATGTTCAGGGTACTTCCTTACAGTCAGGTCAAGGAATTATTGAGATTGCTGGCATCAAGATATTCAAGTCCATGAACGTACCTCACTTCGGACAATACGGAGTGAACTACTCAGAAACTGGTCTAACTGCTCCTGGCAATACTGGTGACTTCGTAGAGGCATCAATGGCAAACGAGCATAACACTACTGTTAATAACTACGGTGAAGGATCCAAGTTCAGCAATTCATGCGGACTGATCTTCCAACGTGAGGCGGTTGGTTGTGTTGAAGCAATTGGTCCACAAGTACAAGTTACAAGTGGAGATGTATCAGTGATTTACCAAGGGGATGTCATACTAGGACGTCTCGCAATGGGAGTCGATACTCTTAATCCTGCTGCTGCAGTTGAACTGTATGCAGGTGTTGCAAACGCATCAGGTGCTTCACTAACAGACTTCTAAATATATTTTTTATTCACACAAAGGGGGAACTTCGGTTCCCTTTTTTTTTATTCACATAACACATGACTTCTTCTGCTCCAACAACTGTAGATCCCGATACCGAACTATCCGCTGTGAACTCAATACTTGGAGCGATCGGTCAGTCACCCGTTACAACACTCGGAACCTTTGTTGTTAATTCAAACAATATATCCACTTATGAAAATCCTGAGATTGCCTTTGTACACAACCTTCTAAAGGAATGCAATGTCGATGTTCAAAATGAGGGTTGGACTTTCAATCGAGAGGATCATATAAAGAAAACACCAGATACCAGTGGTTTTATCTCTGTCCCAAACAACGTCTTGCGAATGGATATTGTAGATGGACACATGGGTAGTACTGGACTAAATGACAAATTTAAAGATGTAGTTAAAAGGAATGGTCGTTTATATGACAAGGTAAACCACACTGATGTCTTTACTGAAGATCAATACGTCAACTTAGTTTGGTTGTTTGACTTCGAGGATCTACCTTCCGTATTCAAAAGATATATCACATACAAAGCAGCAACTAGAGCAGCAACTCAACTTGTCGCAAATGCTGAACTAGTCAAACTACTTGCTAATCAAGAACTCCAAGCACGAGGAGCGTGTATGGAATACGAGTGTAATCAGGGAGACCATAGTTTCTTCGGACTACCACACGAATCTAGATATACCTCCTATCAACCATACTTTGCATTAAGAAGATAATGGCAGGGATAACGCAACAGATCCCCAGTTTCATCCAAGGTATTTCAGAACAACCAGATTTCATGAAAGTCCCTGGACAGGTTGTGGATCTAAAAAATGGAATACCTGATGTCACTAGAGGATTAGTCAAAAGACCAGGTGGACAACTAGTTTCAGCAATCACACCTAACTCAGGAACACTTAGTTGGTTCCATATCTATACAGATGAAGAGAACCAATACATAGGAAATATCAATACATCAGGTGTGATTCAGATATGGAGAACAAGTGATGGTGCTGTTATCCCACTTGATTACTCAGGTGTTCCTGGAACTAATGCTTGTACCTATCTAAGTGGATGGACAAATGCAGATGAACTGCAAGCACTCACCGTTAATGAAAGTACCTTCGTAACCAACAGGAATACCACTGTTGCAATGAAAACGGGAACTTCTGATAAATCTCCTGCTGTAGTTCACGAAGCAATTATTGAATTAAAAACAATTTCCTATGGTAAGCAATACGCATTAGATATTTACGAACCTACAGATACAAACACTCAGACATTCACTAGAGCAACTGCGATTGCTGCTGACGAAAGTATCACTACTCCATCCAGTGGTTATTCCAACGATGGTAAATGTACGCTTATGGGTCGTGAAGTTGTAAACCAAGGGACAGTTAGTGGCAAGACAAACCTGCGCTATGAAATGGATCTTAGATGTCAACCCATAGCAGAAGGTGGAGGAACTAATAATCCTGATTACGACGACTCATACCAACCTTTTGCCAAACTTCAATTTGGAGGAGAAGGTTGGACAACCAATGACACCCATTCCTATACAAGTGAGAAGGGTGCTACTACAACGGTCAAAGTCAAAAAGCACATCACCATTACATGTAGAGCAGGTTTAGCAAGAGTAAGACCTGCTGCTACCTCATCGACTGCAGATGAATCAGTAACTGCTGAAGGAATACTTGGTGATATGAAGGCAGCATTAGATTCTATCTCTGGTCACGGTATTACTGCGACAGTCGTTGGTACTTGTCTTCATCTAAAGCGAAGTTCTGCGTTCAACGTAACAACACCGGAACCTCAGTTAATGAACATCACCACCTCTGAGGCAAACAACATTGCTGAATTGCCCACCAGTTGCAGGCATGATTTTGTTGTCAGAGTAGTGAATAGTGGAGAAGAAGATGATGATTTCTACCTTAAATTCAAGGTTGATAATGTCTCCGGTACTCCTTCTTCTGATCGTTTTGGTGTGGGTGTCTGGGAGGAATGTCCTCAACCTAACTTAGAGATTGAGTTTGATGACGACACTCTTCCCATCAAACTTGTACGAGAACTTCCAAGTGGTAGTTACTCGAATGGACGATTCTTAGTTCAGAAACCAACGTGGCAAGAACGTGATGTTGGTGACGACAATACAAACCCTAAACCCACATTCATTGGGTACAAGATCAATAAACTGCTCTTCTTTAGAAATCGACTTTGCATCCTGAGTGAAGAGAATGTTATTACATCCAGGACAAATGACTTCTTTAACTTTTGGTCTAAGACTGCAATGGCAGTCAGTAACGATGACCCAATTGATCTCCAATCAAGTTCAACCTTTCCTACCACTCTGTATGACGGTATAGAAGTTAATAGTGGACTACTTATTTTCAGTTCCAATCAGCAATTCATGCTGACAACTGATAGTGATGCATTCACTCCTCTAACTGCAAAGATTAACTATTTATCTGCCTATAACTTCAACCATAAAACCAAACCATTTTCTCTTGGTGTTACGTCTGGTTTCATCAATAGCACTGGACAAAATGCACGATTCTTCGAGATGGCAGATGTCAGACGTGAAGGTGAACCAACGGTACTAGAACAAAGCAAAGTTGTATCTAAACTTCTACCGATTGATCTGACTATGGTTGCCTCTTCTAAAGAGAACACTGTTGTCTTGTTTGGTTCAGAAAATAAGAATGAAATATGGGGGTATCGATTCTTCAATACAGGTGAAAGACGAGTTCAGTCTTCATGGTTTAGATGGGAAATACCTGGGAATTTGGTCTATCACGCAATCATGGATGACGTGTATTACACAGTCGTCAAGAATGGATCGAACTACACCTTAGAAGCATATGACGTTCGTAAGCAGGATGATACGACGATCGTTGGAACATCCCCAGATGATTACAAGGTTCATCTTGACTGCAATAAGTTAATTACGTCAGGTTCTCTCTCCTATAACGCAACTACAAACAAGACTTCTTTCACAAAACCAACTGGATTCAATAGCAGTAACCAATTAGCAGTTTATGTGAATGTTGCTGGAAACAATGTTGGTAGATATAGCACTGCCTCTATCAATGGATCAAACGTAGAAATTGTTGGTGACTGGACAGGTTCGAACCTAATCCTCGGATATTTATACGAGTGGGAAGTCGAGATACCAACTATCTATGCAACTAAAACTGATGGTGAAAAGACAAGAGCAGATATTAGATCCTCTTTAACTATCCATCGTTTGAAGTTCACTTTTGGTTCCGTTGGATTAATAGAGACAACACTGAAGCGTAAAGGCAAACAAGATTACACAACTACATATGAGTCACTCATTTGGGACAATTACTCTGCTAGTTCTCTTGGTATAGCAAAAGAATATACTCACACGGTTCCAGCGTATGAAAGGAATATAAACTTAACGGTTCACGTCAAATCAACTCATCCCTCACCAGCAACTCTTCATGCTCTGAACTGGGAAGGAGATTATTCAAATAGATTTTATCAACGTGTATAAAAACATCTACCCGATTACTAATGAGGTTGCTTTTGAAGTGACCTCTCAACTATCTAATGAAGACAAAAGAGAGTGTATAGAAGGTCATGGGATTGATCCATTCACTCTCGCCTTAGAAGTGTTGTCCGGTCATGATAGTTACTACTTCAAAGCACCAAACGGCATGAGTGCCGCTATTGGCGGAGCAGATCCTGATGGACGTATATGGTTGTTATGCACAGATACCGTTAAACAATATCCACTCTCATTTATTAGAGATATAAAAAAGTTCGTTGATGATAGACCAGAGAAACTTCTTTGGAATGTTGTTGATAAACGAAACACCACTCATATCAAACTTCTTCGATTCTTGGGATTCAAATTTCTTCGAGAAGTACTTCATGGTCCCAACTTATTAACCTTTATCGAATTTTGTAAGATCAATGCTAGGTAATTTATTTCTCAGTGCAGTACCTACTGCTCTTAACTTTTTTAATGAAAGAGACCTCGTTAATCAAAGAAACAGAGAACGTCTAAAACAACACCAAAGAAACGAAGCAAAATATCGTAACGACTTCAATAGAGATGTTCTACTTTGGCAAAACGAAAGTACTGATCGAGAAATTGCAGTAGATGATAAATGGCAATCAGTTCTTAGCAAGATTGCAAGTGATGATCTGAAGTTATGGTCTGGTATTTCTAAAGCAGGGTTAGCAACACAGGAAGCATACGCAACCATGATGTCTGTTGGTGCTACTGAACAAACTGGACGCAGGTCATCTACTACAGCAAATCGTAGAAAAGCAGTTCTTGCATATGCTTCAACGATGGCAAATGTTGCGAGCAAACTTTCGTTGTCTAGGGATAATGCTGCTCTAAATCGAGATACATGGGGTAATGAATTTAATCGATTTGCACAAGAGTCGCAGGTGAAGACCATGACAGGGAGACCGATGCCTGGTACTCCACCTCCTTCAATACCACTAGAAAATAAACCTGACTTCCTCACTGGTTTAATCCTTCCATTGGCAGGTAACTTTATTGACTGGAGAAAACAGACAAAGGATTTACAAGCACCATTTACAGATGAGGAGATGACACCTGATGCACCTACTCCTCCTGGAGAAGAAACACCTACTGGTATTCCAGAGGAGTTACCCGAAGGCAATTACATACCAAATTGGGAGACAGGTGGGTTAGAAAAAGAACAGATCGGTGATTTCTTCACCAAGAGAGAAAGAAATAAAGCGAGTAGTCAACTCGGTAGTTCCTTCTTAACAACTGCTACTTAAATAATTATGGGATTAGAAAGAGTTTTAAGTCGTCTCGAATCAAACGAGAGCACATTCAACACACTCAGCAATCAATACGGAAAGGATGCACTCGATTTTTCAGAGAGTGAGCAAAAAGCAAAATTAGATTCAATCTCGAAATTCTCCACAACTTTATCTGAACATCTTGTTAGGGAAAAGGAAGAAGAGAACGAGCGTTTAGAGGATGAAGGAAAGATAGAAGCAATAGAAGAAGAAATGGAGAAACAAGAAAAGGAAGGTGATGCTGGAATACCACCAGAGGAAAAGATCGATTACTACGCAGGTGTTGGACTTCTTAAGGACAATAAACTTTCTTTTGATTCAGCAGCATTAAATGTTCAAGAGAACGGAGGGTCATTCCAAGAATCTGAAGAAGTAAGGAATTTATCTGGATGGAAGTTATATGGATATACCAAGCAAAAAGCAATCATGGCAGGTGAAAACTATAAACCGTGGATGGAAGGAGAGATGGCAAATAACAAGGATCTACAGATTAGTTATGGAGGTCGAGACTTCACTCCTTCTCAAGCACAAAGTTTGCCAGAGAAGTCTGTCGCTATGGGTGCATTAAGAAGACAGTATTTAAAAGAACAAGGACTACTAGGAATCAATCATGTCCTTCTTTCTGATCACTTTTATGACAAGGCAATCACGAGTCATGGACAGATCATGGCACAGTACCAAAAGGATGATGCCATTGAACGGTCATTTGAGATCGAAGAACAAGCAGTTAGAGACTTCAGAGCAGATAAGGACTTTGGTGCTTTAGTCAGTACCCTTGCTCCACTCTGGGATAAGACTGGTAAGAGACGTGGACGACGAGGAGCATTAGATAAAGCAATAGAGATTGTCAAAGGTCAGATGGATATAGGTGAACTTGATGACGAAACACTTAAAGCAATCAGAGCACAAACCACAACCATTAACGGTAAGGAAGTCGTCGTTGGTACACATTGGGCAACTCGGTTCGATAAATTAGAAGAGGATCTCATTGCAGAGCAAAAAGATAATATCCAGTCTGAATTAGATACTCAGGAAAACGAAGGCAAAAAGATAAAGAGAGACTTTCGTAATTGGGTCAAAGAACGAAAGAAGAAGAAGGAAGATATAAACGAAGCACATCTTGAGCAATGGTCAAAAATCTACGAGGCAGCAACTGGTGACAGTGCTCCTTCCTGGATTACTAACTATCAATCAAAAGAAGATCG